AGTCAAGGGATACCATCGCCAGCAAGACTACACCAGAAAAACGCAAGCCCTTGCGGAACGGGAAAGTCAGGCCGTCGAGTTCTTAAAGTCAAAACACGATGAATTCCGCCAACAGTATTTATCACAAGCCGAATTAGCACGGGCGGCAGTGATTAATGTGGCGGGAATCAAAACTGAGGCTGAACTTGCTCAATTGGCAAATTCAGACCCGGCAGCGTGGGTAGCGGAAAGTCAACGCCAAAAAGAGATATCTAATTACCTGAACCAGCTTGATCAGCAAATCAATGGTGAAAGGCAAAGAGCGGCTCAAGAGCAAACCGAGCGACAGGCGCAAACGCTCCAGGAACAATACCAAAAAGCATGGACGGTATTAGCGAAGGAGAAGATAGACAAGCCAGCCCTCGCCAAGATTTATACAGACGCGAAGAATATCTATGGCTTCACCGATGAAGAACTCGGGGGGGTTTATGACTCACGTTTGGTGATGGCGTTGCGGGATGCGGCTGCTTATCAAGCCTTGAAGTCGCAAAAGGCGGAAGTGACCAAGAAAGTCGTTGATGCACCACGCTTGCCCAATAAACAATCAACCCCGGCTAACGAGCGTCGGCAACAAAAGCTGAATGACCGCTTCAAGGGCGGCCGTGCCAAGTTGTCCGACTTAGCAGAACTCTTACGATAAAGGATTAAATCATGGCACAACCAGCCAACTTATACGATAAATTTGACCTCACCGGAGTACGTGAAGACTTGATCGACAAGATCTTCAACACGTCCCCCACTGAAACCCCCGTGATCACCGCTTTTGGTCGCAGCAGCACGAACAACACTTACCATGAATGGCAGCGCGACTCCCTCGCCACCGCCAATAAAGACAACGCCCTGATTGACGGCGATGACTTTTCGGCACAAGCGTTGGTAGCGACAGCCCGTGTCGGCAACTATTGCCAGATTTTCAATGCACAGCCTGCGGTATCTCGCCGGGCCAACATTGTGAAGAAGGCGGGCCGTGCGGCGGAGATGGCTTATCAAAAAGCCAAGGCCATGCTGGAAATCAAGCGCCATATGGAAGCGTCCATCGTTTCCAACAACCCAGCCGTCGCAGGTAACTCCACAACCGCCTCCAAAGCGGGCGGCTTAGGCGTGCAGAACTACGCTAACACGAACCACGGTGTCGGCGGTTCTACTGTCGCATGGACATCCGGCGCACCAACAACCGCCCCGACCGCAGGCACAGCACGGGCCTTTACGGAAACAATCCTGAAAGACGTTGTCCAGAAGGCTTATATTGCTGCTGGTGAAGTCCCGCGCATGGCGGTGATGTCGCCTAACCACAAAGGGGTGTTCTCTACCTTCACTGGCATTGCGGTCAACCGCTATCAAGTCGGCAAGAAAGAACAAGGCCGGATTGTTGGCGGGGCTGACGTTTATATGTCTGACTTCGGCGAATTGGAGATCGTGCCTCACTACCTGATGGCCGGTGCAACCGATGTTCATTTGCTGAATACCGAGTATGGCGAGGTCGTTTTCCTCGACGGGTTCCGCACTCAGGAAATGGGCACGACTGGCGATAGCCAGAAAAACCTGATTACAGCGGATACCACTTTTGCCGTGCGCGCCCCTAATGCGTTCGGCAAGGCCGCTGATCTGTCAGGCGGTTAATCTGTTCCATTGATTTAGCCGCAAGGCCGAAGGGGTGAAAAGCCCCTATTTTACTTTGGAGAGATCATGACACCCATAGAATCGTTTGAATTAGATGAAGGCTATGACGCTAGTGGCGTGCGCACCCTTGTCAAGTTTGAAGGCGATCAGGCGATCAAGATTCAAAGCTATGACGCTGCCCCGCTGGTTGATCAATGCAAGGCGGAACGCAACGCAAGTGCCGGTATGTCATGGGGGGAAGGCAGAAAAGTCGGCAGCATACCGCCGCATGTTTATGCCCGGTTCCTAATGATTAAAGACCAGCGAGAGCGCACCAAGCTGATTCAGAACTTCTTGCGAATCAATACCGATTTTGTCACTTTCGACAGGTATCTCAAATGAACTATACCGACCTGAAGAATGCCATCGTGAATTACACGCATCGGGATGACCTGACCGCTAAATTACCGACATTCATTCAGTTGGCTGAAGCCCATATCTTCCGTGAATTGAGCTTGAACGAGATTGAAAGTTCAGTCACATCAACCACGTCAGGCAGCACGATTACGCTGCCCGTTGATTTTGGTCAGTTATCACGGCTGACCCTTACCTATCAAGGGCGGGAACTGAACATTGACTCAGCCATTAACCCCAATGTCTCCACGACTACCGGGTTCCCCGCCAGCTACACACTAGAGAATAATGTTCTCAGGCTGTTTCCAGCCCCAGCAGACGCTTATAGCTACACCCTGTTCTATATCCCATCGATCACGGGGCTATCGGATGCCAACACAACAAATTGGCTATCTATTAACGCACCTGATTTATACCTGTATGCCGCTGCGCTTGAATATGCGCGGGATGCCAAGAATCTGGGCGAAGTACAAAAGCTGGAACCCACGGTGAATACCTTGCTGGATTCAGTCCGCAGACATTCCGAGAGACGGGGTATTGCGCGTCGGGGCAGTCTGCAAATCAAGCCTAGGCGCTGGTAATGCTGATCCCCTTTACAGGCTATGCGCCAGACCTTGACCCCGCGACACCGGGGATTATTACTAATCTGGTCGATTACTACCCTACCGCCAAAGGGTACGGTGCAGCCCCTTCGAATTTCAATAGCGGGTTTTCTGCGTTGCCTACAGCATGCTTAGGCGGTGCGCTGATTCAAAAGCTGGACGGCTCCTCCCGGCTGTTTGTGGGAACCGCCTCCGCGCTTTATGAAGCCTCTGCCATTCCTACTTATACAGATCGGTCAAGAGTCGGCGGCTACAGTGCCGGGGCAGACCATCGGTGGTCATTTGCCCAGTTTGGCGATACGTCTCTGGCAGCGATTAAATCGAATCTGTTGCAATCGTCAAGCACCGGAGCATTTGCTGACATCGCTGGCGCACCCAAGGCCCGGTTTGTTGAAACTGTGCCGGGGTTCGTTATCCTTGCCGATACCAATGAAGCGACCTATGGAGATCAATCTGACCGCTGGTGGTGTTCGGCTTACAACGATGCTACAGGCTGGACGCCCGCCGTATCCACTCAATGCACCACAGGCCGACTAATTGGCTCACCTGGGCCAATAAAGGGATGGAAGCGGCTGGGTGATGACATCGTGGCCTATAAAGACCGCGCAATTATTGTGGGGCGATATGTGGGCTCCCCTGCGGTGTTTGAGTTCAACCAGCTACCGGGGGATGTTGGGTGCTCTTCCAATGATGCGATTGTATCTATCGGGTCAGCTCATTTTTTCATCGGGCTGGAAGACTTCTATCTGTTTGACGGTTCTCGTCCAATAGGGATAGGCGGACCGGTCAAGAAAACATTTTTCACTGACCTGAATAAGCAATACCGCTACAAGATCGTGAGCCTGCATGATCGAATCAACTCACTGGTGATGTTCTTTTATCCCAGCACAGCATCAACCACTGGGGTGAATGACAGCTGTATTTGTTATAACTACAAAACCGACAAGTGGGGCAAGATCAATCGCGGGGCAGAAGCCGGGCTGGAAAACCTGACTGGGCAGATTACCTATGCGAATATCAACAGCTATTTTGCGACCTATGCTGATATAAGTATCACGTATGACTCCCCGTTCTGGTCACAGAACTATCCCGTTCCCACGATATTTGATACAGCCCACACCATGCAAACGCTCACCGGAATACCGGGGACTTGCTCAATAACAACTGGGGATTTGGGGGATGATAATACGTTCAGCCTGCTAGACAGAGTACGCCCAAGGTTCAGCACAGCCCCTACCTCGGCCACGCTGACCAATTATTACCGCAACACTTCCGGGTCAAGCCTGACACAAGATCAGACCGTCACCATGAATGGCGGCAAGTGTGACGTGTTCCGGTCAAGCCGCTGGCATCGTCTCAAGCTAAGTACTTCGGGTGTGTCTGAATTATCGAGCCTTGATGTCTCGCTTCAGGGGGAGGGGACAGAATGAGAATCAACATAGACCCCAGATTACCCGGAGACGCCAAACCAACGGTTGAATGGCTCACCGGATTCAAGCTGTCGATAGGGAAACGGCTCAGTGATCTAGCCATTCAGTTGAACGGGGTGACAGAAGGCCGATTATCCGCCATTAGCAATGCTTACACGGCAGCTCCGACGACGGGCACATGGGCGCAGGGTGACTATATCCGCCATAGCGCGCCGGTTGAAGCGGGGACGGCGGGAAATAAATATATTGTTGTGGGGTTTGTATGTACCGTTTCCGGCACACCGGGGACGTGGGTCGAATGCAGGTCTCTCACAGGAAATTGATATGATTAGATTGCAGAATGGATTATCTTCCTTGTCAAATATCCCACAAGATGGGGTTAATAACAGGTTTGGAAGATTCAATCTTAATTCATCGTCATTAGGCGCGAATCCGTTTGGAAGAACCCCATTTGATCCAATGACCCAAGGGGATGCATATACCTTGGGCGGGAATACATATAAGGTCGGCGGTTCGGGGTATGGCACAAAAGTATTCCAGAAGTCAGGCGACACATGGAATCCTGTTACAGGAAATGGAACGGCTCCCGCATCACTCCAATTATCCGCAGCGATAAAAGACCCGCGATTC